TAAAGGAGTTCAAATGCCTTATGGTTATCTAGGACAAAATCAACCTAATCAAACTGTATCTAATAGTGGTGTCTTTTCTATTACTGATGTAGCTGAACTTCAATCACAGGGAAAACTTGGTGGTAGTTTAGAACTTATTGAGGAAATCAATATTTCATCAACAGGTGCAATAGATATAACTAACATCAAAGAAAATGTATATGATGTACACCTATTAACTTTTGATGATTTTGTTACAACAGCAGTTGGAGATGCTTTATCTATAAGAGTATCTAATGATGGTGGTAGTACTTTTGAAACATCAGTTTATCAATATGGAGTTCAATATGGACAAGATAATGGTACTTTTGGAGAAATAAGAAGTACAAATTCAACAGGTTTAAAAGATATCACAGGAAATATTCAAGGAACTAATGCAAGGGCTAATGGTTATGTATATTTATATAATCTTGGTAATAGTTCAAAATATAGTTTTATTAGTTTTCAATCATCAACAACAGTAGTTTCAACACTTATATTTCAAATGAGATTTGGTGGTGGTGCTTATACAGTAGCTGAAACAATAAATGCACTAAGAATTGATGGGGATAGTTTTACAGGTACTGCAACAGGTGGAAACATAAAACTTTTTGGAGTAAAACAGATATGAGTAACCTAAGATTAATTAATGAAACTACTGCTACTGATGTTAGTTCAGTATCAATAACAGATGTATTTAGTGCAGACTTTGATATTTATATGTTTACTTGCAATCAAGATACTGGTGCAGGAAATGGTATTTACTTTAGATTAATAAATAGTGCAGGAAGTGTTATTTTATCAAATTATGATTCTGCTCTTTTGCAACTTAGGTCTGATGGTACATTTATAGAGGTTAGAAGCACAAGTGCTACATATATTGACCAATTATATCAACCTACTAATGATGCAGGAAATGTTGTTTATTTTTTCAATCCATTTTCATCATCAAGCTACACCTTTACTCTGGGGCAACAATCTGGATATTATGGTGGTGCAGGAATACCAACTCTAATTAGAAAAGGAATTGGTGTTTTAAAAGATACAACATCTTGCACAGGGTTTTATTTACAACCAATTAATGGCAATTTTACAGATATAACAGTAAAAACTTATGGATTGAGAGTAGATAGCTAATGGCAGGACAATTAATTCAAGTAGCAACAGAAACAGTAACAAGTGCAGTAGCTAGTGTTACCTTAACAGGCATAGATAGTGATGATGTTTATATGGTTACATTTAACAATGTTAGACCAACAACAGATAGCACAATTATTCAAGCAAGAATTATCAAAAGTGATGATACTGCTGATAGTACTGCAAATTATGACAGAGCTTTAAAAGCACTTAGAACAGATACAACATTTACAAATGTAGGTAGTGTTAATCAAACTGCATTTGATGTTGAACTTTTAGGAACAGGCACAGGAGAAATGACTAATGGAATTTTTTATTTATTTAACTTTAACAATGCTAGTGAGTACAATTTCTGCACAACAGAAACATCAAATATAAACTCTACACCAATATTAATTGGTGGTGCTGGAGGATTTGTACATACAGTTGCACAAGCAAGTAAAGGTTTACAGTTTTTTATTGCAAGTAACACTATTGCAAGTGGTGTGTTCACAATGTATAAGGTGGTATAACAATGGCAGATGATTTGAAATATGGATATAAAGGTGCAGAACCAACACAAAGTTTTGGTAATAATACAGGTGTGTTTGACCCAAATGATATTAACAACCTTATAGCAGATAATAAATGGACTACTTTTGGACAATTAGAATTAATTGAAACTCAAACTATAACTTCATCTACTGCACAAATAGATTTTACAGATTTAGGTACAGGATATAATGTACATTTTATAACTATTAATAATTTTCAACCTGCAACAGATAGTCAAGATTTAAATTTTAGAGTGTTAGTTGGTGGAAGTGTGCAAACAGGTGCTAGTGATTATGGTAGAGCTTTTAACATAAATTATAGTAATGGTACAAATTCTGAAGATAGAGACCCAGATTTAGATAGGTTAAGACTTATTCCAGAAATTGGTACATCTACAGGAGAACTAGCTAATGGATATTTATATATGTACAATGCCCTAGACAGTTCAAAGTACACATTTTTTACCCAACACTCAACTTTTATATCAAGAGACCCACATTATGCTACTACTTTTGGTTCAGGGTTATATGTACAATCAAATACTTTGAGTGGAATTAGATTTTATATGAGTTTTGGAAATATAAATGAAACTGAAATATCCATTTATGGCATAAAGGAATACTCATAATGGCTACTAATTTAGAATTTATAAAATCTGCTAGTGGAACTTCTGTTAGCTTTTTAGATGTTACAGATTGTTTTAGTGCTGATTATGATGTGTATTATTTTTCTTTAACAAAAGTAAAAAGAGCAGGTGGAATAGATGCTTTTGTAGTTATTAGATATTTAGATAGTGGTGGAACTGTTATAGACCAAACAGAATATGATTATGCTGGTTTAGAAACAAGAGCTTATGTAGGTTTTGGTGCAAATGGAGTAACAAATGCAAGTGAAATAAAAGAAATTGCCTATGGCTCATCTAATGCTACTGATATTGGTGGTATAAGTTTATATGTTTATAATCCTTATGACAGTTCAAGTTATACATTTTTAACAAGTCAATCATCAAGTGTTAGAGCAGGATATGGTAATTGGGGAAGTAAAGTAATTGCAGTTCATAAATCTGCTGAACAATTATCTGGAGTAAGATTTATTGCAGAAGCCTCAACTTATGACAATATAACAGTAAATGTATATGGAGTTAAATAATGGCAGGCTCATTAATAAAAATAGATGAAGAAATAGTTACATCAGCAGTAGCAAGTGTAACTTTAACAGGTATTGATAGCACTTATGATGTGTATATGGTTAAATATAATAATTTAACAACAGATACAGATAATAGACAAGTAAGACTTAGATTTACAGTAAGTGGAACTGCAGATACTTCAGCAAATTATGATTATGCTTATAAAGATTTGAGAACATCAACATCTTTTTCAAATGTTTCACAAACTAATGATGGAGAGTTTCAACATAATGCTATAGGAACAGGAACAAGTGAAACTAGTAATGGCATTTTGTATTTGTTTAACTTCAATAATGCAAGTGAATACAGTTTTTATACAGTTGAGGAAACAATGGTTTCTTTAGTTCCAGAAGCTAGGGGCAGACAGGGTGGTGGAGTTTTAACAGTTGCACAAGCAACAGATGGTGTATATTTTTTCTTAGCAAGTTCAGCAAATTATACAGCAGGAAAATTCACTCTGTATGGCTTGAAAAAGGATTAATGGTTTAAAGAAGTAAGTATAAGAAATATATAAACCACTACCCCACAATTAATTTTTAACAATTCAAAATCAATTTATCTATATAGGAGAAATAATGAATATAGAAGAAGCAACTGCATTGGCAGAAGCTGAAATAGAAGAAGCTAAACCTCTTTATAAGCAGGTTAACAATGAACGACTTGAATTTAGTAGTGCAGACTACGACCAAGCTGTTATTGATTTAGCTAATTCTAAAATGTATGAGGCTAATGAAAAATGGTCTCAAGATAGAGCTGAAAACTATCCATCAATGGTGGAGTTTGTTGAAGCCTATACAGAAAAAGAAATCTTGACTGAGTCAGCCAAATGGGATGCCTATGTTGAGAAATACAATCAAGTTAGAACTGACTTCCCAAAGCCTAGCTAATGAAGCTTCAGTTGCTACGCATTAATTCAGGAGTAGATGCTACTTCAGGTGTTTTATTTCAGGTTCATCCTGAGGGCGATAAGACATTTCTTTGCTACACCTTAGAAGATGAACATAGAGATGTAAAAGTTATGGGAGAGACAAGAATCCCAGCTGGTACATATGACATCAAATTTAGGACTGTTGGGGGTTATCATTCACGAGAACTAAAGCGCTATGGTGCAGGTTTTCATAAAGGAATGTTAGAACTTCAAGATGTTCCTAATTTCAAATATATATTAATTCACGCAGGTAATACAGATGAACAAACAGCAGGATGCATACTTGTTGGCGACTCACAAAATAATAACGATATTCAGACTGATGGTTTTATTGGTAGTTCTAGAAACGCTTATAAAAGAATTTATCCATTAGTTAGAGATGCTTTATTAGCTGGAGCTTCAGCAACAATAGAAATTATAGATTATGAAGAAGGGATGACTGCTTCTTCCTCAGAGGACAATGACACCAACCAATTTCAAAATATTGGTGGAGGTGTTTTCTGCTATAAGTGCAGTAAACGATTCAAGACACAAATCATATAAGGTTTGGGTCAGACTCTTCTGATATGGGTTTCAGTCCTCAATTCATATCACTATAGAAGTTGGACAATGAGCCTCCTTGTTCACTCTGACCCATTTTTTTTGGGAGATAAATGAATAGTAAAGATTTGATGAAGCTACTACCCCAGCTTCTAATAACAGCTCTTATTGGAGCAAGTTCGTGGATGTTTACATCCATACAAGATATAAAAGAACATCAAGGTCGCTGTGATGCAGAAGTTATGAACCTAAAGTCTGCTCTTCAAGAACAGAATGATGAGTTAGATATGTTAGAGAGTAATTTCACAGAATTGATGTTCAAACTACAAGGATAAGGAGACACAATGTTTCAAGATATAGATTGGAAAGATTTAGGCGAAAGAGCAATAAGCACATTCCTTCAAAGTTTCTTGGCTGTAGCATCAGCTGAAGCTTTTATGGGAGACCCTGACTTATTGAAATCAGGTGCTGTTGCAGGACTTGCATCAGTGTTATCACTGCTCAAGAATGTCCTAGCTAATAGAAATGTCAACAAATAAAAAAGACCTCAATGGATATACCAACAAAGAAATGCTTGGTCTTATCTTGCAGAGGTTAACCCTACTCGAAGAAAAGGTAGATGAAATTATTGATTCAAAAGTGAGTCGATATGAAATGTATTCTGTCATTTCAGCATTGATTGCAGTAGGTGCATTAGTTGGCTATTTGAATATGTAGCAACCAAAGGAGAAACTATGTTTCTTTGTCCAATATGCAATAGAGGTACAGCAGAGCTTAGGTGGAATCATTTCACTAATAGCTGTGAAGTACATTGCAGACAGTGTGACATCGGCACAAAAGTTCTTTCAGATGATTATTTAGAGATACATTAGATGTAGCCCAAGCCTCGTGCTTGGGTTTTTTCTTATTGTGTGACATCTTAGAAATCTGTGACAACAAGATAAAAATTAGACAAGACACCTCATTTTGAACAAAAAGTATGTGGATTTTATGTGGATGTGAAAACAGCTACATTTTTTTCACTATAATGGGTTTTAGTAATGGAGAAAAATTTCCAATAAGCTCAGTAATTATGGGTTCTATTGCAAAAAGTATCTAGGCTAAAAATCGAGAGATTTGTAGAGAGCTGAAGGTCAATTCGTTGGCAAGGTGGCGCTCTGCCAGCTGAGCTACTTCCGCGTAGAAACCATTCTACTAAAAGCTTGAGTTTATTGGGGTTTTAAA